CAATTTGAGCTATCGCCTTTAAGGTGGCTGTCGCCCTATCCTCGGCGGTCACGACCGCGGTAACTGTGGGTCCAGCCATTATTTTTTGGCTCCATCAAGGGTCATAGTCTTTCCTACTGAAGGTCGCCGATTATTGTCGTCCAGGTGAAAAATCGTGAGAGCGTCATCCGCGCGATGGCCTCGGGGTCCATTCGGAAATCGAGGGCCACCGCCGCGCAATTACGTCTCACGTTGCGATAGGGTTTTCCGAGCCGGCTCCCGCGAAGATCACATTGACCATCGCAAATCGCAGGGCGATGAAGTCGCGAGCGCTGATCCGCTTCAGCAAGAGTTCGTCGATACCGCTCATGTCGGAAATGAAGCCGGCGCACGATTTTGAGTTGAAATCGTAGACGGGTTTGTCGTCCTTATCGAACGACAATTTGAAGGGCTCAGCGTGCTTCAGAAAACTTTCGCACGTCGGCTCTTTCAACTCGATTTCGGACTGGAGGCCCTTGTGGGTGGTAATAGGCGTCGACAGAGTAACTTTCATTGGAATTGATTCCTAGGTTTAGAGGGGCAGGGAAGGGGCGCCAGGCCGCTGAAGGACCCGGCGCGGTGGGGTGGTCAGAGCGCGTCCCGTTTGGGCAATGCGGCGGCCATTGAGCCGCGCTTCTTAGGGCGCGCCTCTAATCTTCTTTGCGACTTCGCCCGCCGCAACAATCCGATTGAATTCGGCTTCGTCGACGCAAAACACTCCAAGAAATTTGCCGCCTGCGTAATAGGCAAACGGGCCTCCGGAATCTTCGTTTTGCGTTGTCGCCGGATACAGGCCCGCCGCTTTGAGCATGTCGCGCTCGGCCTGTAGCTGCGCAAGGTTATGGTCAAGGTTTGGCCCGATGGGCGATCGCCGACCCATCTCTGTGGCGATGGCCGAAAGGGCGAAGGCGGCAGACGAAGCGTCGCCGTGCTTTGCCTGAGCCTCCGCGAGCACTGCCTCCGCTTTTTGCTTCACTTCGGCGGGGAGGTTGCGGAAGAAGTCCATATCGTCGAGAGTCATCAGAGGACGATCCCAAGGGACGCCAGCGTCACGTGTAGGGGCTCGCCTCGCGCTTCCGCGACAAGCGCGGCGGAGCGGACCTTGGCGGCGAGGGCCTTGGCGCCGGGTTCGTTGTTGTTCACGCGCTCAGCGAGGAATCCAAGTTTGATTTCGACCAATCGGGCGGCTTTGGTTTGACCGGGTTGCATTGCAGTAGCGTCCTTTTCAATGTTGAGTTCGATATTCGTTGAAGTCGCCGGCAAGCCGCGCAGAAAAGCGCGCTTCATATCGAGCGACATAGGGTTATCGAGAAGCAGTTCCGCCGCGAACGGCTGGGCACGCGCCTCGGGGCTGTTTCGCAGTTCGATACGGCGGTCGAACTTGGCGACGATCGCCGGATCAAGCCCGGCTTCGGGAGCCGGAATGTGATCCGGCAAATCGTCCGTATCGACCCGAATCCCAATCGTGTCTTCTGGCCAAGCGTGGATCTGATACCCTCGCGCCTTAGCCGTCGCCTTTGAAATCGGCGTGCGGTCCGCTTCGCCGTTTGTGATTGTGACGACGCGAGAGGTGTTATGGACAATGAAGGCGTGTTTCGGTTCGGTCATGTCAGTATCCCCCAAAGCCGTAGCCGTGTCGGCCGGTCCAGCGCGCATGCGGGCCGGCGCGAACCGTCCGCTTTATGCCGTGGCGGGCTGCGCACATTGTTTCCAGCCTCGTAAGCGCGGCCTGCAATGCCGCCGCGTCGACACGGGAAAAGTGGACTTGCTGGCCTTCGAACATGACCGACGCGACGTTGGCGCCCGCGAGTAGTTGGAGTTGCGCGCCCTGCAACATTTCTGCGGCGGCGCACGGGTCCCGCGCCATGGCCACAAAAGCAGCGTTGACGTTTGGCGCCGGCGAGGCCGGAGCGAAGTTGTTCATTGATTGTTGCCTTTCGTTTCGGAAGCGTTCGCCGTGCCTTCGTCGGCTTCGTCTTCCTGAATTTGTCGGCGCGACGTCGTCGTGTATTCAGGCGAGAGTCCGGCCGCCAAAAGCGCTTCACGCTCATATTTCACGTGCGCAATGTGGTCATCGAAATCGATGCCTTGCGCCTGCAAAACAGTTGTCAAAGACGTCGTGTGGTTCGACAACATGAGAATGTCGGCTTGTGCCGCCTTAAGCCTGTCCGCCTCAACTCTCCCGATGCCAAGGAACTTGCCGGCCGTATAGGCGCCGGGACAATCCCAATAGGGGCGAGCCCCGCGCGGTAGCTTTACTGAGCCGCCGCCGATTTGCTCTTCAACGAACGCGCGATAGAAGGCTTGATAAAAGGGCGCAACGATCTCGCGACGACGTGTCAACGCCTTCCGAAACGGCAATTCGGTTTCCATACGGCTCGCGCTGTAGGACGTCTTCGAATAATCGCCGCTGATATCGCTCCCTGAAGCTCCCGCCGCGCGGGCCGCGTCTAACGTCAGACTGCGATTGAACGAGTCGAAGTCGTCAGAGATTTTCGCGGGCTGCGTCAATTCCAATTTGTCGCCGGGTGGAAGCGCGACTACTTGGCCCGGTTCCGATTGAATGCGCGGGCTGCGCTCACCACCTTCGCCTAACCATTGTCCGCGCAACGATATAATGCCCTCCGCAATCGCGTTCGCCATGGCGCCGGGCTCGTTTGGGATTTCCATTCCCTGAAGAGCCATGTGGGCGGGAATTGAGCTTGTCAGAGTCAGGGCGTGCGCCGATTGCAGGCTGTAGGACCCGATGAGAATCTGATTGAGCATGTCGCGGTCGACGATGGAGCCCAAAGCGTTCGTCAGGGGGCTCATGCCGCGGACAGTGCCGGGCGACAGGCTGTCGAAAAGATGCACGATCTTTTGACGGCCCCAAGGCGTCTTGGCCCGTATGAACACAAGCTCGCCGACCGAAGCAATTGCGCCTAGCGGGATGCGTCGAGCCCAAATTCCTTCGAAGCGGCCGGTCTTCGAAAACTGGATTCCGTTGAAGACGCTGTAAGAAGGCGTCGACCTGCTTTCGAGAGAAATCATGCGCGGATCGGCGAGGCAGCATTTCGTCAGAGATTTCGCGCCGGGCGCTCGCGCCACGTCGACAAACCCCAAAATCTCGCCGCTGATCAGGTAGCTAATAAAGGCCTGCCCGGCGATCGTATGGAAATCGTGACGCCCGCTAAGGTCGCATTCGTTGGGGTCCGCGCACCATGCCGCGAAGCCTCGCTCAAATTCCTTGTTCAGCGCGCGGGCTTCGGCGTCGGTAATGCCGGCCGCCTTGGCATCGATTTGCGCGGACAGTGTCAGGCCGTTCGGCCCGACAGTGTGAGCCGTGAGGCTGTCGACGATCGTTTTGAATGTGCTATTGGAGTATAGGAGTTCGGAGCTAATCGTCGATGCGATGACGCGGTCGCGGTGGGCGCGGTTGACACTAACGCCGCCGTAAGCGCTTCCCCAACCGTTGCCGATGATGCTGGGCGCGAAGGCGACGAAGCCGGCGCGCTCTTTGCCGTTAATTCCCTGAAGAAAATTGGCAGAGACCGGCGTGAGGCCCGTATCCCCGAGGTCTAAGGTAGGCGTGCCGCCGGGGAGGGCGGGAAGCCCGCTGGCGGGCTGCGTGGCGGCTTCCATCACGCTTTCACCTTTAGCGGGGCGATGTTCGTTTTGATCTCCGCAAGTCTCGCGGCCTTTTTATCCGTGATCGCTTCGGTCCCGAGGCTATTCAGCCCGATGGATTCGGCGGCCAGCGCTCGCATGAAGCTTGTTGCGGCGCTCGCGGTTTCTTCGGGCGCGACTCTGAGGATTGCGACGGCGCTTTCGACGTCTAGATTGCTGCGCAGTGCAAGCTCTGCCGCGAGCTTCGGCCGGGCTATGCCCGCTTCGCTTTCGAAAATCTGTGAAATGCGCACGCGCTGAGAAAGGATCGTAGCGGCGATGAGGCCTTCGGCTGACTGTTTTGGCATTTGATGGAGTCCTATTGTTGGCCGGCTGCATTGCCGGACGTGATGCGGTGGATTACGGAGATTTTAGATTCGAGGGATGCGGCCGGGCTCTTCGGTGCGTTTAAAGCGGCGGGCGAATTCTTGACTCGCATCGCGATAGCGGACGCGTAGACGAGACAGTCAAAAGCCTCGTTTCTCGCGTGCTCGTCTTTCTTGTGCCATTTGTATCGTGGGAATCCGCGGAGATAGGAAACCCGTTGCTCTTCGGCGGCTAACTGTTCGAAATAATCGCTCTGCAAATGGTCCGGCAGATGGATTGTGTTCGGTCCCGGAACTGGCAACGCAAGCTCTTTCTGAACGGCGAGCTTCGCGTTATCGACTCCAATCAAAAGGACTCGATGCATAAAGCCCTTCATTTTGGAGCCCGGCGTAATCATTGGCTTGTCGTCGCCGCCGACTCCCTTCACGCCGTAACAAAGTCTGCCTTTGGCCAGTTGCCGCGCAACGAAGGCGGCGACGGATGCCGTATCTCTGCCGTTGCCGCTATCGACGCCGGCCATCGCCAGGGGCAGGACTCGACCATCCTCTAACGCGAACTTTCTCCCTAAGCAGTCGTCTAGCTGGCGCCATACCTCTTCCGCGCTTGTATTGCCCGGCAGAATTACGTGATCTAATACCCACTTTTCCTTTGTCTTCTTATTGACGCCTAGAAACGTGAGTTCGATTCTGTTCCCCTGAATATCGACGCCCGCCACGACGTGGTCGATTGCGTTCGGGCATGGCTTTCCGTGAATGGGCTCGGCCCGTGCTTCTAGCTCGCTTGGGTTCAACTCAACTTCGGCCGTCGCCTCGTATGCTTCAGCCCAGACCGTGTTGGTTAAGACTCGCTTTTCGTGAATCGACTTAGCGGCGTCGACCGCGCGGGCGATCGTTTCGAGGCTGCTAAACTCCGATATGAGTTCGTTGGCGTGGAAGCTGACGACGCCGGGCTCGCCGTTGTCGTTGGTCGGAATCCATTCGCCGGCGCGGACCATGATGAGGCGTTCGGCTTCGGTGGCCTTGTGTCCGCAGTCCAGACATTTCAAGCGCGCCGTCTCGGGCTCGCCTGGCGTGAAATCAAGGCGCTCCTTATGCAAGGGTGCCAACACTCCGCAATCACGACACGAGACATGAAAGCGGCGCTGATCGCCGCGATCAAACCAAGCATTGATGCGGCTTGTTCCTTTGAATGTCGGCGTGGACGCTAGACAGGCCACGCCATCCCTGTAGGTCGTGAGCCGCTTCATTGCGATCATGACCGGATCGCCTTCGATTCCCGCGCTCACGGCGAAGCGGTCGATTTCATCCTCGATTAGGAGCTTGATTGACCGAGCGGCCAGGTCGTCCGGCTTGTAAGAGGATGCGACGTTCAGCGAACCGCCTGGGAATGTCTTTGCGCTCTTTGAGTCGACGCCCTTGGCGCCCGAGCCGACAAGGCTCCGCAGAGCCGGCGAGGCCGCTATAAGCGGATCGAGTCTGTCGCGCACGAAGCCGAAGGCTTTGCCCTCGGTCGGCGAGACATGCAGGATAGGGCCGGGGTCGTTCGCGATGCCGTTGGCGAGAATGCAGTCTAACGAGATGCTCTTGCCGCTTTGGCTGGCGAGCATGAACACGGCGACTTTGACGCCTGGTTCTGCAACTGCATCAACTAGGCCTTTTTGATAGCGGGTTAGCGCCAGTTTTCCTGGGCGAGAATTGCTTGATTGAGGAAGCACCATATTTTGCTCGGCCCAGGCGCTCGGGGCCATTTTCAGCGCGGGTCGGAAGCCTTCAAGGATCGCGGCGACAATTGCCGCGGTCACGTTGTATCGCCCAGAAAGAACACGTCGAAGTCTGCGACCTTCTGCAATGCTTCGTGGATCGCGTCGTCTATGAACGCTTGCGCGGTCGCCGCGTCTTTTGCGTGAACGACGTCGTTTGCGATCTTTGCGCCGATACCAGCTAGATTTATGCGAACATGCGCCGCAATATCGAGGCCCATTTCGATGACGACGGCGCGTTCGATAAGCCGCCCTTCCATCTTTTCGACTTCGATAGTCAGCTTGCGCGTGCGCGCCGCGTCGAAAAGCACTTTGCTGTTTACGCCTGCGGCGACATTCGCCACAGCGCCGACCAAAGCGCTATCGTCGCCGCCGACTTGATGCCCGACAGAGCGAGCCAAATCCTTCGACGCCAAGATTTCCGCTACGGCCTTTTCGTATAGAAAAGTCCCGTCCGATGCCCGGCGCATTCGGGCCAGTTTTAGAATCGTGACGGCTCGGCCTTTTGAAGTGTGCGTCGCCTCGGCGATTGCCGTGATATTGGCGCGGCGAGGCGCTCGCGCGGCGGCGAGTTCGTCATCTTCTGACATGTCGGGGTGCAACCTGTTTGGGCCGCGATCGGCCGGGACTATCGAAAAAAATCGGGCTTCAAGTGAAAAACATGCGGCAGCGGCCCCGCAGCGCCCTTAGACAGGTTGTGGGAAGGACCCTGCAACCCCTGGGTTGTGCGTTCACGGTTGCCACCGTCGGCCCGATCGGGGGCAATCGGGATATGGCTTTGCGAAGGCTGGCGAGGTCGCTGGCGGGCTTAGTCGGAGCCCGCGTTGGATGAGGCGTGCCCGCCATCAAGAGCCGTTTGCACGGCCGCTGCTGCGCTCGTCGCAAGCAGTTCGGTCGCGGTGCGCTTCCACTTGATCGCCGCGGCGCCGTCTTGCTGTTCCATCGACGTGCGGGTCATCTCCGCCGACACAGCGCGAAGGCCGCCGCGATGCGTTCCTTTGCCGTGCTTCGTCCGAAGCATTGCCAGGTAGACCCCGGCCGCCGTGGTCAGTCCGAACGCGTGAGGCGCCAGCAAATTCGCGCTCGGTCCGCCGGTTTCTCGATACGTCGACATTTTGAGGCCGACGCCTTTCATCAACGTCATGCCGCTTATCTTCGTCGCGTTCGTGAACTTGCTCGGCACAGTCCAAGACGCGGTCAGGTTGCCCATGCTGCTGGCCTTCACAAGTGGCATGCCGGTCTTCGCCATTCTCAGGCCGCCGCCTATGTCTGCCGCTGCTTGATTCAGAGCGTCCTTGCGGGCCGCTCTTGCGCTGCGGTCGACCGCGTTTCGCAAGCCCTTTAGGAGTTCGACGGCGGCTCCTTCCATTCTGTTGACGAGCTGCGACACGTCGAGTTTCACGGTTAAGTTCATGCTGCGATTCCTTTGAATGATCGGGGCGCGGCGCAGGATTCCCATCGCTGCGCCGCGCCCGTCGTGCCCCGCGTGGCGCCGTTGCTGCAAAACCGAGAAAAGCAGCGGCTATCGACGCGGGGAATCTCTGAATTGTTGTGATCTGGATTCGGCGCCTGCAAGAAATGACCCTCGTAAGGTCATCGCATTGCCGCATGATCGCCGGCTTGACGATTAATGTGGCGGCCCTAGTCAGACGCGAAAGGAGGCGCCCCGATGCTCATATACGAAGACATGGAAGCCGTGGCCGCCAGCCGCGCGCATATGAACTAGCGCAAACAGGGTCTTTCGAAGACTTTGCAGCGATTGAGCGTGAGCTGATTGCAGAAGGGTATGGCGAAGCCGTCGAGAAGGTCAAAAAACCAAGCTTAGAACGCGCGATTTCCGAAAGGTGCAGGGCAACCCGCGATCCTTGGGGGCT